TTGTAAATACATCTTCATAATATGTATCTAATCCATCTGTTTCTCTTTTAGTTCGTAAATCAAGACCTTTTTGAATTGCATCCATACTGATTCCCAATTCACTTTGTACATATGCATTATCATCTAATATAATATCTTCTTGAGAAATATTATCTCCAGGTACAGTTTCCTGTTGTTTAATAGAATCTTTATCTAATTCTAGTAATTTTAATGTATCTTCATCTAAAACAGATTTATCTAAATTATTTAAAATTTCATTCATTACGCTGACAATTCATTAAATATATATGTGAAGTAATTTTGGGTATCTTTCTCTAGACCTATCCATTCTTCTGCTCCAATAGTTCCATAATCTAATCCATAAGTATCTTCAAAAGAATCTATTTGTTGTGTAACTTGATCTAGCGCCCATTGATTTTCTTTATTAAGCTTTCCAGCTTCTCTATATGTTTCTATTAATGCATGAATAGCAAATCTTCTATTCATTATATCATCAGCTAATTCATTTGCTCTATCAGCAGTATTTGTTCCATAAAATATTTGTTTAAGTTCAGCTTTATTATTTTCTCTAATTTTTTCAATATCTACATCCATTTTATCTGCTGAATTTGCATAATTAATAATAGCGAGTTTAGTTGTATTTCCAATCTTACCACTTAATAAATCTTCCTCTTTAATACCTCTCATATTTTTAGCAGCATCAATAATGTTTTGATCTTTAATAGCTTTTTCCCATTCTTCTTCAATACTTTTATTAGCCCATGCACGAGCAAATCTTAATGCTTCATTATATGTTTTTCCATCAAATTTAATTCCATCAGGACTAAAGTCGTACCCTGTAATACCTTGTTCATCTTTCATACGTTGATAAAATACTTGAAGTCCGTCATTCATTCTTTCATCAAATGCATACATACCATTATAAAAAGCAGCAAGTTTAAAGTAAGATTTTGTTCCTAGATTAGCCATTGTTTCTTTAATGAATGCAACGTCTTTATCTGAAACTGGATAAAAATCTTTTAATTTAGGAATAACGGTACTATTTAAATATGCAGCAGCTTCTTCTCGTGCTTGAAATGCATCTTTTGCTCCTACTAATGATTTTAAAATATAATCTCCAGCTACACTATCTCCCATTAATCTATCAATAACATTGGCGAAAGGAGTAAAGAAATTTTGTAATGCACCTAAAGTATCTGCAGGATTATCTAATGTCATTAATGCACCAGTTGCGTTATTTAATGAAACAGCTTGATTTCTACTAGAATCTAATTGATCTTTAAAGGCACTTACATCTTCACTAGCTGATACAGAACGAGGCATATCTGATAAATGTTCTAATACACTTTCAGTTTTAGGATTAGCTGCGTCCACTACAGAGATTAAATCTCCCCATTGAACTTCTCCATTAATCTCTCCTGTAAATGCTTCAACTTTTATTTGATCTCCTTTTTTAAATTGACCAGGATAACGTGCTTCTATTTTTTTACCTAGAACTGTATCTGGATCATATGTTTCAAAGAATTCCCCTGATTTATATTCTACTCCATCAGTTTCTATATTTTCAATAGCAAACATTTTATCCATTGGACCCATAGTAATATTTATTTTATTAGTTTTACTATTAGAGATTTTATCAATAAGTCCAGCTTTTTTAAGTAATTCATCTAGTTCTTTATTATCTCCTACAGAATAATTTTCAAATGTTTCATCAGTATATTTAGCATCATTTGGTTTTAATACTCCATCAATTCCTACCATTTGACCGTTATTAGTAATCATTCCAATTTTAAAATAATTATTTTTCATAGATTCACTAATTAAGAAATCATACATTGACCCCTCAGTATCACTATGTGGTTGCATTTTTAATAACATGTCTACAGCAGGATTTTGCCCTGGAATATATAAAAAGTCACTTGTTTTATTAGTTCCTTTACTTCCAGCTTTTGCTTCATTAGCTGCAGATAAATAAGTTGATGTGTCTATTAAAGCTTTTGACATTTTAGCAAAAGGAGAAGCGAAACTTGGTGTTCCCCCTGCTTGTATCATTCGTAATCCAGCTTGTGTTTGAGGAGATTGTAACCATGAAGCAAATTTATCTTCATTAGTAAGAGTTTCATATGTACTTCCTACTTTATTATACATTCCTGCAACAGCATCAAAAGGTATCCCTGCTATTTGTGAAACTACTTTACCAAAAGTTAATTCTTCTTCTGGATCTTTTGGTGGATCTTCTGTTTCTTCTTGTGTAGTCGAAGCTGCTATAACTTCTCCTCCAGTTCCTGATTGATCTACAAGAGATTGCATTTGACCAACAGCATCGGGTTGATTATTATAATAATCAGCCATCATATCATTTCCAGTACCACCGCCACTTTCTGCAATTAATCTAGCTATTTTTTCATTATAAGCTACATCACTTTCTGGTAAAGCTCCAATTCCAGCACCCGCACCAGCTGATTGTTCAGCTTGATATTGATCGTAAAGTTTATCTAAACTTCCATATTTACTAATAAGTTGTTCATTAACAACTGTTTCTAATTCTCCATTATTATCATCTGATAACATTTTTAACTGCGTAATATCGTCTGTAGCAGTTCCATTGGGGTTAAAAAAATTAGCTATTGCCATATTAATTTAAATTTATAATTTCATTCCAGCCATCATTGCGCCAGCTATTTGAGCAAATGGTGAAGTTCCACCAATTACATTTTCTTGCATACCAGTAGATGACTGTCCATAACTTCTTATAGGTGCAGCCCCTAAAATTTGAGATAAGAAACCAAGTTGACCTCTTCCAAATCCTTGCTTTTCTATAAAGTCTTTATATAATTCATTTAAATTTGCTTGTTCTAAAGCTTGTTCTTGCCCGCCATATTGCATAGCAGCTTGTGCTTCATTCATTGCTGTTCCTTGTTTTTGTAATTGAAGAGCTGGTATTGCACTTGCTAATTGACCAAGATTATTCATTCTTGTATTTCTATCTTGTTGAAATGCTCCTCTTCCTGATTCAAAACCAGAAGCCATTAATTGAGCAGTTAAATCTCCTGCTTGTTTCATCTCTCTTTCTTGTGCTAAAGCATTTTCAATTGCTGCTCTTGATCCACCATAAGAGTTAGCAGATATTTGAGTTGCCGCTCGTTGTCCTCTTTGTTGTCCTGCTATTTCTCCTAAACTTGCCATTGACCTATCAACTACATTTTGAATATATGGATTCATATATTGATCTACAGTTGATCCTTCAAATCTTTCTTCGCCAACAGCTTTCATTTGATCAAGCATTCCTCTTGCTTCTTTAGTAGCTCCTGATTTTTCAAACGCTCCTAAATTACCGTAAGCAATTCCCATAGCATCTTTTTGACCTTTAGTAAAATCAGCTATTCTTTTTCCACTATATGATTCGTAAGGTCTTTGTGATTCAGCTTCAGCTCTTTTAAATAATGCTTCTTGTGCTTTTTTAAAATACTCTGGTATTTCGTATTTAGTTTCTCCCGAAGAATTTGACGGTACAACTGATGATTGTGGTTTAAATATACTTCCCATTATATTCCCTCTGAATAAGTTCCACCTAGATAATTAAGATTTTGGCGTGTAACCCATTGATGTTTTCTCTCCATATCTTTTCCTTGCATAATCTCTAAAATCATTGGTGTATTTCTTCCTTTTGCATACTCTCTTGCAAAATCCAATAAACTTTTAGCGATATTAGGATTTCTTTTCGTTTCATCTACAAAAAACCATAACGTTCTATAAAAAGCTTTATCGGTATACCAAGTATCACAATTTGCCATTGCTATACTTCCAATAATCTTATCGTCTTGCTCTGCTACTACCACAAAGTGTTGACGTATGTATTCTAATATATTTTCACTGGCTTTACTATTGTTTGTTTGCCCAAAATTAAGTTTTGTCTCAATTAACCATTTCTTTAAAAGTTCTCGTATTTGATGTGTATCGGTATCTTTAGCTATTCTTAATTTAATCATCTAATAATCCTTTAGTTTTTAATACATCTATTAGGGTTCCAAGTACATTAATAACGTCAGTTAAACTTGCTGTAGAGCCATTTAATGTCTTTGTTTCAGTAATATTCGAAGTTGAATATCCAATAGCTGCAGCTTGATTTATTTCAGTCAAATATCTTTCTAACGTACTACTTGTAACATTTATAGTAGTTACTAAATCTTGACCTTCTATTGCGATAGGTAAACTCGGAGGTGGTTTAAAACTCATCTTCTACCATCTTGTTTTGTATCCATTCGTAAAGTACCAAATCTCCAGTTATCACTAGTAGAAGTATCGTTAAATATTTTAAGCGAAACTTGTCGTCCACGTGCTCTCATATTCACTAATCTAGTAGAAGAAGTAACTGATAAGTTACTCGTAGTCGTCTGAGAATCCGCAGGAAAATCACGAGATTGAACAACCATCTTTACAGTGCCAGATAAATTTTTAAAGTCAGGAATTATTGCTCTAATAAAAGTAAAAGTATCTCCATCTGCAATATCAGCATCACCACTCGTTAAAGTTGATTCTAAAATAGCACCATCATCTGATGTCCCTGATTCATGGTCATAGAGATATGAACGTCCAGGGCTTGCACCATAAACTATCGTCTGCGTTGCTGCAGTAGATGTAGAGTCATAATTTAACGCCATAGGTTGTTGAAAAACTGAATTATCTATCCATGCAGTTCTATTTAGATTACCTATATACCACACATTTTCTACATAATTATAAATAACATATCTATCTATATCGCTACTATTAGCAGAACAATAATACCAAACTACTTCATTAAATTGATTATTTTCTCCCGCATATACTTGTGAGTATTGTGTTCTATTAATATCATTAAATACATATTGTTTTACACTACATGGTATTTCTTGTATTGCTCCCGAGTAAGTCATAAATCTACCATCGGCCATCCAATAAGCTTTATCATTAACTACTACTGCTGCGTTTAAAGCAACGAGTCCACAATCTGTTCCTAATAATCTAAATCCAAAAGTATATGGAGGACCAATAAATTGCATTGAGTGTAATGCAGTATCAGTCCATACTAATATTTCACCACGTGTAGATTGAGCTGCGATAATTCTACTTCCCTCTCCTAATCGTTGAGAGCCTGAAGTATTAGCAACCGCTGGAGTCCAATTAGTAAAATCTTCTTGACTTGACCAACGAATAAACATTTTATCTTGATCAGTAGTTCCAATTAAAGTAGTTCCAAAACAAATAGCGTGTCTATCAGGAGTAGAAATTAATCCTGTTACAGATTTAGTAGGAGCATTCGTTACTATCGTTAAAGGTGTACTTACTCCTGTAGTAACATCCCATTTATATAATCCTCCATTTTTTTGCCATGCAAATAAATCTTCACCAGCATTATCAAAATGCCATATCCCTGCGTCAAGAATAACGTTAGATGTAGAACGAGCTGTACCCCAAGTTGAAGTTCCCCAAGTATTAGTTCCCCAACCATATCCATAAGTTTGAGTTGCGGGCTCTACTTCTATTTGAAAAGCAAAAGTTGCAGTTCCATTTGCAGTTATACCAGCTGCTGTTTCTGTTGCAGGCATAGTAATATTAAAGTTATCTGAATCTATAACAGATTGTATTTCAAATTGATTTTCAAAATTAGATACAGTAAAAGAAGTAGTACCAGCTAAACTTGATACTGCTGAAATTATAACAACTTCTCCAGCTACTGATCCGTGATTAACGACTGTACATTTAACTGTTGCTGATCCATTAGTACTTGTAAAACAATTAGTTTGACTTGCTTTAGTTGTTCTTATTGGCGTAATATCATAAAAGTTATCGCCTTCAAATAAATAAACTTTTCTATTAGTTCCTATTGCGGCATAACGAGTACCACTTAAATCAAACCAACTAAATAAACCTCTCGCTACTCCCAATAAAGCATAGGTAGAAGCTTTAATCCAACCCCCTATTTTTTGAGGAAGTCCATATCTAAAACGAATTTTATCACCGTCAACCCATTGACCTTCAGCACCATACTCTGTCGTTTCTTTATTAATTCCACCAATAAATTTTACATTAGTATATGCCATTAAGTAATCCTCATAAATCTATAATTAATTTCACCAGCACCACCAGAGTTACCTCCAGCTTCTTTTCCACCGCCACCAGCACCCGATCCTCGAGTTCCTGCTGAGCCACCAGCTCCAGAGCCACCACCTGATCCTCCAGATATATTTTCATTATAAGAATTTGCGCCATCAGCACCGCCAATATTACAGTTATCTCCTCCACAATTGGGAGCAGTACTTGCTCCACCACTTGGATTACCCTCTGCTCCAGCACCTCCTTGATTGAAAGCACCATCAGGACCACTATTTAAAGTTGTAATATTTATTCCATCAGTAGTAGTTCCTGTAGATAAAGAAGTTGAAATTGAAGCAGTTCCAGCTGCTCCAGAAGTTTGGGTAGCTAAAGGACCTTGAACATATCCACCAGAATATGATGATCCTCCACCACCTCCTAAAGTAAATAAAGTTCCAGTAATTCCTCCAACAATTGAAGTATTTCCTCCATCACCCGCTGAAGCATTAAAATTAAAACCAGAATTAGACCCTGCGGATCCACCAGTTCCTGTAGCAATCGCTAAAGTTTCTCCACCAGTTATACTAAATACTTTATCAGAAATCCAACCACCAGAGCCACCTCCACGGCCACCTTGTTCTCCACCACCTTTATCATAGCCCAGACCGTTCATTGATCCACCGCCACCACCTACAGCGTATTGTACATGAATAGCATTAGCTCCCGCAGGAACAGCTATATTTCCAGTAGTTGTAGAATAAGATGTTGTAGTAAAAAGAGTAAAGACTTCTCTCCAAGTCCCACTGTCATTTATATAAGCATTATCAATAGTTTTATTAGTAAATGATGTTCCATCATGTACATATAAATTATTTATTTCTCTCCAAGTTCCATTATCATTAACATATGTTGTCATAGTTATTAAGAATATTTATACCAAATATCACCATTACTTCCACCACTAGGACCAGAAGAACTTAATGTTCTTGTTCCAAATGCATTTTTACCCGCATTATTTACTTTAGCAAAAGCTATTTGATCATCATCTAAAGTTAAAGTTTTACCTGTTACATTAACATTTGAAGTTGTAGTATGAGCTGAAATATTTCCAGTAACATTAACATTGGTAGTAACATTAGCATTTGCATTAAAAATAGCATCTTCAGTTACAGTAAGTTTTTTACTCACAGTTGCATTAGCTGACATAGCAACATTTCCTACTAATGTAGATACTCCATCCACTTGTAAAGTTCCTTTAGATAGTATTGAATTTGTTGAAGCAAATAAATCTTTTACTCTATCTCCATCTTGAACATAAGCAATAGTATGTGCTCCTTGAGTTAAAGTTATATTATTAGCAGCGTGCCCTGTTGGAGCTACTTGTAATGTATAAGAGCCAGAAGTATTATTAAATAATATGTATTCTCTTTCTACCGCTGGTAAAAAAACATAAATATTACCCGATAATGCTCCATTCATATCAATAATTGCATTACCAGCTTCGTTTGTTGTTTCTACATCAGGGTCTCTATTAGCTGTAGTTAAAGTAACATTAGCACTACCAGATACAGATTTACTTAAATAACCTCCTATTGATGCGTCTATTACTTTTAAATTATCGTTTGTGTTATTTCCCCAAGTACCAGAATTGGCACCGGCTTCCATAACTTCCATTTTTAGTCTTGCGGTGTATGTTGATGCCATTTTATTTATCCTTAATTTATTTTAGTCCAAGTATTTGTCGTTGCAGCGTTAACATTACTCCATGTATTACCGCTGTTTGCGTTCACATTCGTCCAAGTATTAGTTGCACCTGGTACAACTGGATCCCAGAAAATTAATGAACTAACTCGTATATTAGCAGAATTTCCAGAAATTGACAGTATTTGATCAGTATTTATTGAAACATTACCAGTTAAAGGTTCTATACTTTGACCTTCAGCGATAAGATACATACTAGTAGACATATCAACATCACCTACATTAATAGCAATATTTCTTCCTGTAGGAACAAGGGTTACTCCTCCTTTAACTCTTAATACTCCACCATTAGTAGTAGTTAATTGTTCTCCAGTAACTGGAATAAGAACTCCTATTCCCGCAGTTACATCACCTTCATTAATAGTAATTGGTAAACTAGGACTAACTATTTTTTGATCAGTATTTATTAAGAAAGTTTGAGAAGCAGACATATTCATATTTTGTCCTTGAAGAACAATACCATGATCTGTATTTGCAGTTATATTACCTTCACTAATAGTTAATTCTTGACCATCAGGAATAATAAGTGCTCCGCCATTAACGTAAGCGAGATTATTAGCTGTAATAGTTAATTCTTGACCATCTGCAGTTAATATAGTACCTGCTTTTGGAATAAGATTTCCATCACTAATAGTTAATTCTTGACCACCAACTAAAAATTCTATTGACTGAGACCCTGTCGCTGAAAACGGTGCTTCAGCAAATGCAGTAGAGCCAAATAACATATTTTATCCTGCTGTGTTAGGTTGACCTGTTGAAGTTACAAAAGGATTAGAAGCAAATGCTGCATAAAAATAATCTAAATTATTTCCATTAGTATGAGCGTTAGTTGTATTTGGTTTAAATCCATTAGATGTAAAAAACATACCATTTACACCATGATCATTTTCAACAGCAGTACTATTAGGATATAACGCTTTATTTGCAGGCATTGAATTAACATAAGGGCTTCTTTGATTATCTCTTATACCCCACTGATAAGTATCACTAGCTGTTGAAATTTCTTTAGTTAAAACAAAAGCTGGTTTAAAGCCAGTATAAATTAAAGGACCTCCATAACTTCCTGAACCATTTCCCTTATACGTTCCGATTTGGGAATATCCTTTAACAGAATGAAAAGCATATCCAATCATTGTTCTGCCATTACCATTTGAATCTCCTGATCCCGATAAACCAATTGTCGTTGAAGTAGGAGCAGTGTAAGACCAAGTTGAAAAACCATTTGTTAAGTTTAAATAACCATATTGTTTTGTTCCTCCTGTTGGAAAATAATACATTTCCCAGTTCGTTGCTGTAGATAAACATTTTGGTATAAATAATTGAGGAGTTTGACTTAGACCATGACCTATTGTTGCACCATTAGATCCATTACCTGTGTAACTAATTATAGAAAAACCCGCTGTAGTATTAGCTTGTACTGTAGAAGTAATTGAACCATCTGTATTACTTGCTGTCGTTCCACCATTAGCTTTCCACTGCCAACCTACATAAGTTTGATTGTTAAAATTCATACCTCCTGTATTACCCATAGTCCAGCCATCAGTATTAAAAGCTGTTAAACCAGTTGCATTAGTACCTTCTAGATCAGTAGTATCAGAGTGCAGTTGTTTAGTAACTCCTCTAGTACTATCAAACAAAAAATTATTAGAAGTATTACTTCTACATTTTGTCCATACTAAATCTGGTTGTAAATTAGAATTACCGCCATTAACTACAGATTGTGTTGAAGAATTACCTGTGTAAATAGCTGCTTGAAAGTTTGCTGACCCATCATTTATTGTTGTATATGCCATATTCTATCCGTAAGTTGCTAAGTTCTTTGTACATAACGCATAGTGCCCTGATAGCACTGCGTATTCAAAACTACCATATCCATTCGCATCAGAATTACTAGAGCTAATAGTAAAAGTAGGATTTCCAAAATTCCAATCAACAAATTGACTTCCACCACTAGTATGACTTTGCATATAAAATGCAGCGAATAAAGGCTTTCTTGTAGTAAAGTTTTGAGCACTACCAACAATGCTACCATTTTTATAAAAAGTCACAGTTCCTGTTGCAGTGTCCATATCTAAACATATTCCTATAATATCTCCTCCTGTATATGTAGCCAAACTTGTTTGTACATTTGAATTATTAACTCTAATATTTCCTCCATAATCATAACCAACCGAATTAGTTGCTGTCCCTGATTTTACAAAAGCTTCTGTTCCTATATCAACAGCGCCTACTTCTAAAGTTGCGCTTGATCCTATTTTAGCTTCTACATACCACTTACCTGCTTGAACACCTATGGTAGAACAAAAAGCTGCTCCCGATGTTGATTCAGATTTAGATTGTAAATTCCCATCTCTTATTATTGGAACAGTGCTTGGAAAAATACTGTTAGGATTCATAGTAGCAAAATTATTATCAGGTGTATCTGTGACGCTTGGATTAGTTCCTAAATTATCTGTTGCAAAATGATTACCATTACCCGAACTATCTGCACCAAAACCATTTGCATCAGCAGAAGCCCCTGTTTCATTAAATTTCATTCTCCATCCATTGGTTCCATAACTAACAGAAGGACTTGAGTTAGCTGTCCATATTCCATTTGCGTCAAAAGAGCCAAAAGAACTTGCATCATATGCATATCCATTACATACATGTAAATCTGCTATATAGCCTCCTTCCATTCCGTAAGTAGTAGAATATCCACTGTAATAAGCATTAACATTATGTATATAGTTTCCAGCAGAAGCAGAATTATTACTAGCATTAGTTCCACTTTTAAAAAATTGAGTGGTAGAATCTTGCGCAGGCCAAGTTGATATGTTATTTAACTGTCCTACACTTACTCCATTAATATACATTTTTAGTCTTTCAGTATCAGTACCTTGAGTTGAATCTCTTTTTAATACTACATGATACCACCCTGAAGCATCCATTTGCATTCCCACACTTGTATCACCAGGAAAAAAATACATGCCAGTTTCAGACCAATAAAATCTTGTTTTTCTTGAATTAGTATTGTGGTAAATTTCATAACCTAAAGTACTTGTTGCAGTAGCAGCATCAGTAGAAGTAATAATATATCTTTCACCCCTTCTATTATTAGCCATAGAGTCACTAATTTTAAACCAAGCTGAAATAGTTAATTTAGTTCCAGAGGCATCACTGCCAAATACTTTTTTACAAAATGTTTCTGTTGTTCCCATTATGGATTATCAAACCTTCCTGCACTAGCTATATCATATACCGATGTTAAGGTAAAGTTTCTATCAGAAGTTTGTCCTTGAGCATCAGTGGCTCTTAAAGTAAAACTATAAGTAGTTGCAGAAGTACCACTTCCACCAAAATCACTTGTAGTTATAACACCTGTAGATGAATTTAATGTACAGTTTGCTTGCCCTGCATTAGTTAAAACACTAGTAGTTTCTGAATAAACAACAGTATCTCCAGTAGCGGCTACTGTAGCAACTGTTCCTGAGAAATTTCCTGCGATAGTTCCAAGTGATCCTGCACCAGTAGTCCATGCGGGTGCGTCTGATACTGTAAGTAAAGCACTACTTGATCGTACTGCGTTACCATCATTATTTTCCACTCTAATATAATACGAGCCATCTACTGGTAAAGTGAAATTAGCTGTAATTGATGTTGCGCTTGTAAAAGTAACACTATTCGCTGGAGTGATTGCTCCAGTTGAAGATATAGCATCAACATAGGGAACTGATATAAAATTAGTTCCAGTAATAACTACATCGGCTGCTGTATTTTCAATAACAGTTGGTAAAATACTTGAAATAGTAGGTTTAGTTTCTGCGGGTAAATTAGTTAAATTAGCTCCTGATACAGCTGGTAAAGTAGCAGGGAATCGTGCGTCAGGAACTGTTCCTGATCCAAGCTGTGTTGCGTTAAGTGCAGTTAAACTTGCCCCTGAACCAGATAATGTAGCACCAGCAGTTATAGTAATTGTATCACCAGATTCACCAATCGTAATGGTGGACCCTGTGTATTTTTTTATCGTGTTTACTTTTACTTCTGACATTATCTTGCAACTCCAGGTGTGCCATTTATCCCTGTCATAGGAGTATCGGCAAAAGCAAAATAATCATATACATGACCACTAGCATTTGCGTGAGAATCTGTAATTCTTAATTTAATTCCATTTGCATGTTGATCATATCCTTGTCCATACGTTATGTTGTCGTTTGAACCATCCATATAAAAATTTGTATTGGTTTGGTTAAAATTACTTTGTACAGGAAGAGACCTTACTTTGTCTTGTAATAACCAGTTTTTACCAGAAGTTCTACTGTGATAAAAAAACAAAGCTGGTTTAAAACCAGTGTAAACAAAAGGCCCATCTACATCGCCATTACCTGTAAATGTTCCAAATCTTGAAAATCCTTTTTTCTGTGCCCATGCGTATGCTAAAAACTTTTTATTGGTTCCTGTTAAAATATTATTATAATCAGCAGAAAAAAATGTAGAAGTTAAAGCACTACCTGATCTATCAAAAGTAGTTCTTGATCCTGCAGTTGAAGGAGCATCGGATATATTCCATCTTAAATATTCATTATTAGCAGAAGCAGGTGTAGATAAATACCAATCACTTGATACATCAATTCCTTTAATTACCATTATTGCTGGAGTATCTCCAAGTCCATGACCTAGAGTGTATGATCCATTACTTAATGTACCTATTGAAAAACTCATAATACTTACTCCAGCTGTAGAAGAAACATTGGTGGTTGTTTGTATAGTACCATCTAAATTAGTAGACCCAAACTCAACGTTTGTGTTTATTTGTCCACCCATACCGGAATGAGATGAACATTTATAATATAAAGTTGGTGCTGAAGCAGCTACTGTAATTCTTGTATAAGCTCCCGCTTGTCCTGGAGTTCCATTTGTAGTAACACCAGTTGTATAATCAGCACCATCGGCTGATGTAGAAAATCTAAATGGATGTGTAGCATTACTAGCATCTGATTGATCAAAAGTATATGTACCACCTTCTTGTAAATCAAGTGTTACTGCACTTTGTGCAAACGTTGCAGTATCAGTAGAATTTCTAAATCTATATTTATTACCACTATCAGATACAACTACTACCTTATATGTTTTTGATTCTGTAGCACTTCCTGCTGCCCAAGAGTATCCCATATAATCTGCACTGCTTCCATTTATATCATTGGAAGATCCTACGTTAAAACCAGTATTTGTAAACGCAGATAACTTATCTGTTGATGTAGCAGTAGTTTGAGTGCCATTTAAAACAAATCTTTCTTCAGGACCTCTCAAAGGAACGTTATCAAAAGTTTGCCAGTTTTTATTTCCTCCACTACCACTAGCTTTTTTAATCCAAACGCAACTTGAGTGATGTCCCATAGCAATACTTCTATTGCTATCATTACCTGTCCACTCTACACAGTTAAAGAAATCTGATGGTTTAAAAGTTATGTGTGCCATATGTTATCCGTAATTTCCTATGTTTTTAGTGCAAATTGCATAAAACCCTGTTGGTGGTGTATATTCAAATTTTCCATATCCAGCAGCATCTGTTTGCGCTGAAGATATTCCAAATACTGGTTGTCCAAAATTAAACTCACCTCCCGAATTAGGGCTGTTTGTACTTAAATCTCCTATGCAAGGAAAAGCTATTGCATCAGTTTGCATTGCAGCTGGAAAAGTATACCAAGATGTGGGGCTAGCTTCATCAGCATTTCCTGAACCATCTATCCATTGTCCATTTTTACTAAATGTAATTCTATTATTATCTATATCTAAAGCAACGGCTATAATATCACTTGTAGTCCAAGATGGACCTTGGCTTGCGTAATTAGTTCCATTATATTTTACTGTGCCATTATTACGAAATACTACAGACGTGCTCTCTCCTAAATAATCAGATGTTCCAACAGAGTCTGGCCTTGAAACAGCACCAACTAAATTATTGTCAGTACCTGATCCAATGTTTGTAGCTTGATATTCGTAATACCATTTTCCTTTTTCTACTCCCATATTTGCTGGACAAAAAGTAGCTTGACTGTTTCCACCTTGTGTTCTTAAATTATTTCTATCAAATGTTCCTGCCCAATATCTATTAGCTTTATCATTAAATTGAGGAAAATTATTAGAAGGAGTATCATCTCGTTGTGGATTAGCTGCTTCACTATTACTTGTAAAATTGTTACCATTGCCACTAGAATCTAATCCCATGTTAGCAGCATTTTCAAATTTTAAATGAAAACCATTAGTACCATAACTTACTGTAGGATCTGTAATAGCTTTCCATTGACCTGATACACTGTCTGTATTTGCAAAAACAGTAGGTGCATAAATATATCCAGCACACATATAGTAATCTGCAAAATAACTATCACCATCGCCAGTACTAGGAATTTGTTGAGGAATAGTATAATTAACTAAACCCATGTATTCTGAACTTGGATAAATATCAGTTCCCAAATCTGTAACTTTTGTTCCATTAACATACATTTTTATTCTATCAGCAGATGACGACTCGTATGTATTAAATTGTAAAACAACATGATACCATGCAGAGGAATCTCTAAAAACAGTGTCTGATTCAAGATAGCCAATGTCTCCTCCATCATATAATCTAAATCTTAGTTTTGCATTACTGCCAAATCTTAAATAAGTACTATTACCACTGTCATATGCATATATAAGATGATGTTCTGCTCCAATTTCTTGCATTTTTATCCAACAACTAATTGTGTATTTTCTTCTCTCTGCTGCTGGAGCAGAGCTTGGTGTTCTTGTTAAATTACCGCCCATTAACTAAACCTCATTGCATTCTGTATACCGACCGATATTGTAATTGAAAATGCTCTAGCTGAAGTTTGCGCTTGAGCATCGGTAGCAGTAACTGTAAAATTATATGTTGTAGCACTTGTTGCTCCTGACTCTGTCCCTGTAATAGTTGCATTAGTTGCTGCCGTGTTCAATGTTAAACCTCCCGGTAACGCTCCAGAAGTTATACTAAAAGAAGTGGCATCTGTACACGTAATTGTAATAGTTCCAACACTTGCTCCTGCTGCAAAAGTTCCAAGACTACCAGCACCTGTTACCCATGCGGGTTCATCTGAAACTGTTAATAAAGCTGTTCCACTACGAACTGCATTACCGTCTGGATTTTCTACTCGTAAATAATATAATCCATCTACTGGTAATGTAAAAGTAGCTACGATAACTGTACCACTAGTAAAAGAAACAGAATCAGCAGTAACAATAGCTCCAGAAGAATTAATTGCATCAACATAAGGAGTACTTACAAAATTAGTCCCTGTAATAGTTATTGCAGTTTGTGCATTTGTAGCAACTGAAGGATTAATACTACTAATTGTTGGTTTAGTTTCTCCTGGTAAATTAGTTAAATTAGCTCCTGAAATTGCGGGAAGAGCTCCAACTAAATTAGGAGCAGAAAGTGCTGTAAGATTAGCTCCCGATGCTGCGGGCAATGTAGCTGGAAAACGAGCATCTGGAATTGTTCCAGATGTAAGTTGTGTTGCATTAAGTGAAGTTAAACTTGCTCCTGATCCTGACCAATTAACTCCAGCTGAAATTGTAATAGTATCACCTGAACTTCCAAAAGTAATTGTAGTTCCCGATTGAGGTTGAATAGAATTTACTTTAAGAATAGATGTCATGATACTAAAATTTGGCCTTGTTCGTTTGAGCTACTTGAGTTACTTCCCGATAAGTTCATTCCTCTTGAATTAGAGTGCGTGTCTCTTGGAACAATAAAGTCAGTGTCCCAGTACCCAACACATACGCCAGCAGAAAGAGCATTATACCCTGTTATACTACCACTTACTAAA